CATTGTGGGTAATGGTGGACATTGGTGGCGGGTGGTGGTATAATGATCGTATCAAATGAAAGAGAGGTAAGAGTATGAAAGAAGCCATTGAAGTAAAAGACATTGTCGAAAAAATTAATTTGCATGTATCAGTTTTGAAGAGAGGTGATTCGAAAGCGTCCGGCATGGAATATAGTAAAAAATTATTTCATGTTTATTTAATACGTTGATTTTAATGTTAAATATAACATATGATGAAGCAATCACTTTAGTTGGTATTGAAGATTTATGTTTGTTTATGTAGGTGAGCTATGCACGATATTTTACTTGTAGTTTGGGGAATTGCATTAGGGTATTTATTACATGAAAGGAGAAAATAGTATGTTAAAAAAGGAAGTAGCGACTAGACTTATGGAACACTTAGTAAACCACGACTGGCATGGCTATAGCCAAGTCAGCCGTTGGGGTGACGGTGAGGGAAAATGCATTGTCAATATTGATAATATGTCTTTTGAATTGGAGCAAGGGGATCGTGATTGTTCCTCTGCGATCATTTCCGCTTTTGAATCAGCCGGAATCAGTTGCGGCGGTGCGACGTATACAGGAAACATGAGGTCATGCATGACGAGTACAGGGAATTTTGTATGGCGTCCAATGTCATCTGGCTATATAGCACAGCGAGGGGATGTATATCTTAATGAAGCAAAACACACAGCTTTATGCACGTCTGTTGTGCCAGATATGCTTGCAGAGTTTTGTATATCTGAAAACGGAACGACTGACGGAACAGAGGGTGATCAGACAGGTCACGAGTCATATATACATGATTATTATAGTTATCCATGGGACGGCATTTTGCAATGTGTAAACACGGAAAGTTACAATACCGTTGGCGAGGGATGGAAGCAAGATAATACTGGTTGGTGGTACAGGTTCTCTAATGGTACATATGCAAAAAATCAATGGTTAAAACTTGCTGATGTATGGTATTGGTTTGATAGTATTGGCTATGCAAGTCAGAATAAGTGGGAATATATTGATGGTAGCTATTATTATTTTAACAATGATTGTAAAATGGTTACAGGGTGGGCAAAAGTAGATAACTTATGGTACTTTTTGAACAATGGAGTAATGATTGATCGCCCTATTGGCGCAATGCTCACAGGTTGGGTAAACATTGATGAAGACTGGTATTACTTTAGAAAACGTAATGACGGTTTACCTATTGGATCAATGGTATCGAATCAATGGCTGTATGAGAATGGGAGTTACTATTATTTAGACGAAAGTGGGAAGTGGAAAACAAATGATTAATAGAGAGGATTATTTAACCGAAATACAAAGATGTATAAGTTGCTCGCCATTTTTTGATTGCGACGAAGTGACTAACTTAGCAATAGTTAGTGTAATAGAGGATGCTATGAGATCTGGTCTTGTATTAGCCGGAGAAGAGTTACTGCCTCGTCACACAGAACACAAAGAAAGGATGTGTATGATCCAATGAAATTTAAACCAAGTGAAAAAATTGAATTAGATTTAAGAGGAGACTTTACATCTTTAGACGATTTAAACAAATTAAGATTGAAATTAGCAAGGCGGGCGAATTCCCGCCTTTTGCGTCTTGAGAAAAAAGGGTTGGTGGGTTGGGCGTATAAACCCGCAGTAAGATATACTCGGCAAGCCTATGGATCGAACCGCTTTAGCACGAGAAAAGAAATCAGTGACAATCCGTTTGAAGTAATAGAGGAAGTAGAAGAAATAATTAATTTTCTTAATGCTGAAAGTTCTACTGTTACAGGAGTAAGAAACATTGAATCTCGAATTACAGAAACATTTAGAAAAAAAGGTCTTGATATCAAAAATCCTAAAGATTTTTTTGACTTTTTAAGTTCCGAAACTTATAAACAAAGCGAAAAGAATCTTTCATCAGAGCAAATACAGGAGCTGTTTGATCGTGCTATCGGAGCGGGCAAGACAGCAATGGAGATAAAGCAGACTTTAGAAGATTTTAATAATAAAAAAATTAACACAATTGATGAATTGTATGAGGATGTGGGCTTAGATTTTTGGGAGTATGTGAAAGAGGATTAAAAAAACATGATCGCAGAATGTTTAATGAAAGATGGAAGTTATAAGGAAGAAAAAGTATATACATGGGATTCCATTCCACTACAAAATTACTTACATTGTGGGGAAGTAGGGAAGAAAAAAGTAATACTGAATTTAGTATCAGCTTTTGATATAGAGACGACTTCCATAGATTGCGATCAACCCTATGGCTTCATGTATCTATGGCAGTTTTGCATTGAGAATCATGTATGTATGGGAAGAACATGGAACGAATTTTTGTTATTTCTACAACGATTAAAAAACGTATTTAATTTAAATGCAAAAAGAAAGTTTGTGATTTATGTTCATAACCTGTCGTTTGAATTTCAGTTTTTATCTTCTTTTGTAAATTTTACTAACATATTTGCTAAGGATAAAAGGAAAGTATTAAAATGCGAAATTGATTCTTGTATCGAGTTTAGATGTAGTTTAGCATTGAGTAATAAGCCTTTATCTCGATTTCTAAAAGATTCTGATGTTGACTATATAAAAGGTGTAGGCGATTTAGATTATAGCGTAGTAAGGACGCCGTTGACAGTATTAAAACCAAGAGAACTTGGTTATGGGTATAACGACGTTAGAGGGCTAGTACAAGCAATTAAGACGAAATTAGTTGACGATGATCTAAGAACTATACCTTTGACGTCTACTGGCTACGTTAGGCGAAATTGCCGTAATGCTATGAGAAAGAATCCCAACAATAGAAAACAATTTAAAAGTTTTTCTTTAAATGAGGAAACTTACAATCTATGCATGAAATTGCGTAGAGGGGGGAATACTCATGCGTATAGGGCTATCGTAGGAAAAAAATTGCATAATATAAGGAACTTTGATATATCCTCTTCATACCCCTTTGTTATGTTATGTTGCTATTTTCCGATGGAAAAATTTACACCGATAAAGGTCAAAAATATGCGACAAGTAAAGTTGTTACTAAATACTTACTGTTGTATGTTTACAGTGTCATTTAAAGGATTGACTTTAAAAAATCATGTTCCAATACCATATATACCTGTATCAAAATGCGAGCAAATAAAGGAATTTACTCAATTTACAGGGCGAGTATTGGAAGCCGAAGAATTGACAATAAGCATGACTGAAATTGACTGGGATATTATAATGGAACAATATGATTACAAGGAAATAGCATTTCATTGTTTTTATATTGCCAAACGTGGGGAATTGCCGGAAGAATTAAAAGAGGAAATACGAGAGTATTTTCAAGGCAAAAGTGAACTGAAAAAATCTGATCCCTATTTATATGCAAAATACAAAGAACTGCTTAATGCGATTTTTGGCATGACAATGACAGATCCTATACATGATGAATATGTTTGGAATGATTCCGAGTTTTGGGACGCTATACCAGAAGAGGAAGAAAAAACATTATCCGAAAAATTGGAAGATTATTATAATAGCAGAAATGCTTTTTTGACTTTGCAGTGGAGTTGTTGGGTCACTGCTCATGCAAGAAAGAGATTGCAAGATATTATCGACATTACTGGTATGGGTACACTTTATTGCGATACAGATTCAGATAAATGCCAGATATTAGATGACTCTGTTATTGATAAAATCAATGAACTTAATAAGCAAACAATTATTATTGCTGAACAGTATAGAGCGTATGCCGTTGTAAATGGTAAAAAAATCTATATGGGAGTGTATGAGGAAGAAGAACCGTACGATGAATTTAAGACATACGGACCGAAGAAATACGCATACACGATAGATGGGGAATTGCATATAACAATTGCGGGAGTAAACAAAAAGTATGGTGCAATGGATTTAGGAACAATTGATAATTTTAAACTTGGTTACAAGTTTAATAAAATCTATGACGGCATCAGTAGCGGCGGAAACGCTGTTTGGTATAATGATTGTCCTATACATTACATAACAGTAAATGGCGAAAAGATAATAACAGGTTCAAACATAGCGGTGCTACCCTCAGAGTACACTTTGGGAATCACGGAAGAGTATTTAGAATTATTAGATTTTAATATTGACAATTTGATTTATATGTAGTAGAATTAATAATGTAATAATTAACAAAACAAATACAGAAAAAAAAAAAAGGAGATTAAAACAATGACAAACATTAACATCACAGCAAAAGATTTATTTAACTCAAACGCAGGGAAAGGGTTCAAAGAAGCCGGAAACGAAGAAACAGAGATCACGATGGTTGGCTTCGGAATCAAAGAAACAGAATCAGAAGATCGTGAAACAAAAGAAGCAGTAAAAAAAGAAATCGTTGTTATTAAAGACGCTTCCGGCGAATTGTATTCTGGGGAATCAGTTGTACTTGCTAAAAGAGTGAAAGAACTCGCTGAACTGTTCACAGAGGAAGAAATCAAAGCCGGAATCCCGATTCAGTTCCGAACCATCAAAGCCGGAAGAGGTTTGGCAGTAACATTCCTTGTAAAATAGAAAGGAAATTAAAGGCTCGAAAGAGCCTTTTTTTAATAGGTGATAAATATGAAGAATGAGATTAATTTAGTAGAGGCAACTTTTAATAATGCATTTACCGAAGAGGAATCAAAGAAATATTTAGAAGTGTTTGAGAAGAATAACGCTAATATAGATTTTTACTATCCGAAAGCGTGCCGACGTACTAGACGCTTAAAACGTCCTTTTAACTTTTCAATCGGTGGACGAGGAACGGGGAAAACTATGGGGAATCTGGTATCAGAAGCATTAGAAAAGCGACGTTGTTTTTTATACTTACGGCGCACGCAAGTGGAGTTAGATACAATCTTGAACGATAAAACAGGGAAAGCAAATCCATTTAAGTCTATTAATAGCATGACTGGTTTAGATTTTTGTATACTAAAGATCAATAAGCAATTAGCGGGTATCTATGTTAAAGAAAAATCTTGTTGTATTGGTTATGCCGCAGCATTATCGACTTTCGCAAATATGCGAAGCGTAGAACTTCCAGAAGTCGAAAGTCTAGTATATGACGAGTTTATTCCCGAGAAACACAAGACGAAAATAAAAGGGGAAGCGGACGCATTCTTAAATATTTATGAGACAATATCACGAAATCGGGAATTGTTTGGGGAAGAACCTTTATATACTTATCTGCTATCTAATGCAAATAGCTTGGCATCGCCAATTTTATTTGAACTGAATTTAATGCCATATTATGAAAAAATGGTGTCAAAACACATTGGTTTTATGGATCTAACTGATAGAGGTACGATACTAGAACTCTATGAAAATAAAGACTTTAAAGAAAAGAAGAGCCAGACAGCATTGTATAAATTAACAAGTGGTACAAGGTTCTCTGAAATGGCATTAAATAATTCTTTTGCATATGATGACTTAAGATCAATCGTATCACGTTCTTTAAGGGAGTACAACCCTATTGTTTCTTTCGATCGCTTTGGAGTATTTAAACATAAATCTAATGGTATGTGGTATATCAGTAAAGTGTTTAATAAGTCAGTTCCTCACTATGACCGTGACGATATAAGTATCAGACAGTTTAATATCAATTATGGCAGATGGTTAACAGCTATGATACTTGAGGATAAAGTGGAGTATGAGGACTATGAATGCAAGTATATTATGCTTGACATATTGTTTTAGTAGTTATATAATAGATAACAGAAAGGAGAGTTAAAAGAGCAACGCAAGGGACGGAATCCCGCTCTAGGCTAGTCGGCGGACTAGAGATTTTAACTTTCCTTTTGTATTTACTATATCTTTGCTACAAAAATTATATGCCGACAGAAAGGGGTGATTATATGTCAATTGAGTTTATTCAATTTTTATCAAACTTCGGTTTATCTGCTGTTCTTTGTGGGGCAATGATGTGGTATGTATATCACAGAGAGTCAAAAAACGATGAAAAGATCGAAAAAATGGAAGAACGTCACGCAGATGAGGTTGCTGGGTTACAGTGTGCGCTTGAAAACAATACGCAAGCGATCACTGAATTAGCTACATATTTAAAGACTAGGGAGACATTATAATGGAGTGGATAAGGGGGAACTTTTACTTATCAGCGGAGCAGAGTGATAACAATGCAAGACTGGTATGGAATTATCTGAAACAAAAAGGATGGTCAAAAGAAGCCGTTGCTGGAATGTTAGGTAACATGGTATGGGAGTCAACTGTTAATCCAGATATATGGGAGTCATTGATTGTTGATTATTCGAGGGGTTTCGGTTTTACTCAGTGGACTCCGGCTACAAAATTATTTGACTGGGTTGGAAGTACAAACCCAACTCCAGAACAGGAACTTGATCGTATTAACTATGAAGCTGAAAATAATATACAATGGTTTGAGAACCCAGAAGTTTCCCCGAGTTCCCCACCTATCAGTTTTACGGAATTTAAGACAAGCAAATTGGATATACGCACACTTGCCACATATTTTTTATACTACTATGAGCATCCGACTGACCCTCATCAAGAGCAAAAAAGAGGTGATAGCGCAGAACACTTTTATAGTATACTTGAGGGCGAAAGTTGTATTGTATATCCAAAACGTTTGACTGACGATGGAATACGAGACAATCCGTTATGGTACAGTGACAATCCATTTTATCAAGCCGGTTACGGTCTTCCAAACTGTACTTGTTACGCATGGGGGAGATTTTACGAACTAACAGGTGAACGACCTACTTTATCAACTGGAAATGCTGATCAATGGTTTTACAATACTGGAGACGGTTACAAAAGAGGTCAAGAACCTTTACTTGGAGCAATTATTTGCTTTGGTTACACTGGTAGTCTTACAGGACAAGGCGGTCATGTAGCGGTTGTTGAGGAGATAAACTGGGAGACTGGTGATATAGTTACTTCTAATAGCGCCTATGGTGGGACATTCTTTTACACCCAAACACTTAAAAAGTCGGAAAAGTGGACATGGACAGCAGACGCTTATGTACAGGGCTTTATCTACAATCCAATTGACTTTTGTCAAAATGGAGAGACACCAATACCAACTCCATTAAAATTAGAACCATGGTTATTAAAAGCAATCAAACGAAAACAATATTATAGGAGGAAGAAATATGTTACTTAACGAAGTTATGAAATTGATTGAAGCCGGTTACACGAAAGAAGAAATCAAGGCATTTACAGAAACAAAGCCGGAAACAAAGCCGGAAACAAAGCCGGAAACAAAGCCGGAAACAAAGCCGGAAATGAGTATGAAAGACCTCATTAGACAGGTAATTGACGAGGTGCAGTCAGAAAACCGAGGGGCTTCTGGCGGTGAAAAAAACGATCCTATGTCCGTGGACGATTTCTTAAAAAAAGTAATTGAGGAGGGGAGATAATGGCACAGAACGGTGGAACATTTGAACAGGGCGCAACCATTATGAATGAGTTGTACAATCAAGCAACTGGAAAGAAAACACTCGCGCCGGTAAATACAAGTGAATTTATTTCAATGGCAACTACGGTACAGAAAGTGATGGAAGATCAACTGGGGGGTTGGATCACACAGATGATTGACCGCACCATTTTTTCCATGCGTCCGTTGCCAGAGCAGACACTCGGTCTGGAAGTTTCCGAGCAGAAATGGGGAAATCAAGTGCGGAAGCTGACCCCAGTATATGACGAGAAGTTTTACACGGATGACAGCAGACTCCCGTTGATCTCCACACAGGAAAACGGTAACGCATACGGCGACGGGGTAGATATGTTTAAGGTGAAGACACGGCAGATTTTACAGACGAACTTTTACGGCGGAAACCGTTTTGAAAACTATATCACATACTTTAGAGACCAGTTGAATCAGGCATTCAAATCCCCAGATGAACTTGCTCGGTACATTCAGATGCTGACAATTGACAGAAGAAACTATCTGAACCTGTCGAAAAAAGTAACGGCACAGGCATGTCTGAACAATTTCATTGGCGCAAAGTTGAGTTCAGACGCAGAAGAAAAGAACCGAATCCATCTTTTGACGGAATACAATGCAATTGCCGGAAAAGATTTAACATACGATACTGTTTTTGCTCCTGATAACTTCCGTCCGTTTATGATGTGGGTGAAAGCACGAATTGAAACAATCTGCGCTTTGATGACAGAGGGAAGCACTCTGTTTCATACGAACATCACAGATAAACCTGTCATGCGGCACACACCGTATAAGAATCAGAAAGCGTGGATCTATGCCCCGATGGATAGAATGCTAGATTCTGAGGTACTTTCAAACCTGTTTAACACGGAGTACATGAAACTGATCGACCACAGACGTGTTAATTACTGGCAGAACATCGAGGAACCTAGCACGATTAATATCGAGCCGTCCATTATGGGAGTTGACGGAACAATTTCTAAAGCAAGTGAAGCTGTGAATGAAGATCATGTGTTCGGAGTAATTGCTGATGAAGACGCACTCGGAATTAGCCTAATCAGCCACTGGACTTCAACGACACCATTCAATTCACGAGGTGGCTACTATACCATGTGGGAACACTGGACAGTTCGCTATTGGAACGATCTTACAGAAAATGGAGTTGTATTACTTCTGGACTAAGGAGAATGATATGAAAATTGCAATTGTAAAAGTATCAAAGGAAGTAAATAGCACTTATAAGCCGAGTATCATTGAATCGGATTTTCTTGAGGTACGGTTGAAAGACCGTACCTCGCTACTAACACCAACGTTTGAGATTTACAATACTGATATTACAGGATTATCGGAAGTAAACTACGTTGTAGCAAAAGAATTTAATAGGTGCTATTGGATCATAAATATTACTTTTACTTCAAACAACACTGCTGAATTGGAATGTAAAGAAGACGTTCTTGCAACTTACAGGGAGCAAATCTTGAACAGCACCCAATTTGTTATGAGATCCGAAAGTGAATACTCCAATGCGTATACCGATCCGGTTTTACCAATGCAAGCGTTTGTTGAGGAGAGATACACAACTCAAACAATTGAAGAATTTAAAAAAGGCTTCTTTGTGATTGGTGTAGGCGGTGGAGAATCTTTACTTGGAACTAGCTTTTATGCCATGGACGCTGTTATGCTAAGGTTACTCACTCAATATATATTTAACGCTGACAACTTTGCAGAACTGGTCGATAACAAAGTAAGTAAAATGTTTTTTAATCCTTTGGAATATTTGTCGACCTGTATATATTTTCCCTATGATTTTGTGGCAGATAGTGAAGCAACTTGGGACGCCGACACTATAAAACTTGGGTTTTATGAATGGAGGGTACCAAGCAGTGTTGGATCATATTGTAAAAAAATTCCAACCCCAACAGTAGCAATAGATAACGTTTATGAATATCAATTATCTGTGTTAAAAAAATACGACAGTGGAAACTTCCGAAACTTTGCACCGTACGCGTCATATAAGGTTTTCATTCCTTTTAGAGGCATGATCGACTTGCCTAACGGAATTATCGGAAATACCGATAAAATAGGATTGAAAACAGTATGTGATCTCACAAGCGGAAAGGCTTTCACAGACTTGTATTTTCTGGAATCTGGCGAAAAGCGTTTCTTGCAAAGAGAAGAGTATCAGATCGGGGTTCAAGTTCCGATTACTTTTATTGATAATAGCCCTACTGGGCAAGTTATATCTGGTTTCAGTGGAGCACTTGAAAAAGCGTATGAAACTGGTATCAATGCCGAGGGTGGAGCATTGGAGAGTCTGAAAGCCTATGGAAGTAGTCTATTAGACAGTCTATCAGAGGGAGTGGAAAACGCTGTTGGAGTTGTAACTGGCGGCAGTAATATTTTAAGCGGTGGCGGAATGAAACTATCAGTCGGCGGATTGGGTGAGGGAGTATATAACAATCAGATCTTTATGATTACATTGCAACAAAGCACACCGACATTGCCGTTAAATACTTTTGGTGCTCCATTAATGCAACCAAGGAAGTTGTCAAGTCTTAGTGGATATGTAGAGGTAGCCAACCCAGAAATCATGATCAATACTGCCACACAAACAGAACTGCTGACAATTATCAATTTTATGAAAGGGGGCATAAGAATTGTATAACGGTTTTATTCCTAATTATTCGATCACACCGAGTTGCGATTGCATGAAGAGTAGAGAAGACCTGTTCTTCTATTGGGCAAAATATCTTTTACAACGTGCCATAGCGGTATTTGATGTGACTCTTCCAGAAAGTATAGATTATGACTATTTCATGTTCACATTGCTTCTGGACGGTGGGATTGCAGTATTTAAAACTCCAAAGTATGGAGTAATTGCACAACGTTGTTCTGTGCTTGGTTATAACCTGTATGACAAACCAACGGAAATACAAGTCAACAATACTGTTGTACAGGGGATTGAAAGAACTATTGATAAAGACTGTGTACTGTTCACGATCAACCCAAACTATACAGGAATGTGGGACATCATTAGTTATTATGCTGTGCAGTTAGCAGAGATCCAGCTTTCCGCAAATGTCAATCTGAGGAATGTAAAGTTAGCCTATGTTTATCTCGCAGAAGACAACAAAGAAGCTGAAAACTTTAAGAAGATGACTGATAAAGTCGACAGCGGAGAAGCAATGGTATTCGCAAAGAAAGGAAGTTCCCAGAATAAAGCTGAATTGTTTTTTAACAATGTAGCGAATACTTATATTGTCGATAAATTGCTTGTTGATATGAGAAAAGTCATTAGCAACTTTGACATGGAAATGGGTATTCCAACGGTGAATACCGAAAAGAAAGAGAGACTAATTTCTGACGAAGCAAACAGCAACAACGCAGAAACCACACTAAGGATCAACTATATCATAGACAGACTTAAAAAAGAATGTAAGAAATGTAAAGAAATGTTTGGAGTAGATATTGACATCAACTTGAAAGGAGATTTAAAAAATGCAGACAGTTTATCACAACGCAGACGAGAAAGTGCTTATTCAGAGTGACAAGGACGCAGACGGAAAAACGATTTATTTAGTAGTGGACGGAAACGTTGTGAATGGTCAACCGTCAGTTAAAAGCGTAGGGATCGTACACGATTCTGTTGCGTACGAAGAAAGGAAACCAGTATGAGACACATATTGATTACATTAAATTCCATGATTGATTATTACGGTGACACGTTCGACAATATTGTCATTCCAAATGGAGTGGAAAAAGATACATTAATTGAGTGTATAAGAGACTACTGCGGAGAGAATGAATGCCGTTATTTCAATCCTGTAAAATTAAAGAAAATGGTTGAGGAGTTCTTTCGAATGTACAAGTACAAGTATGAACGGTTATGGCTGAGTACGCAACAGGAATACGAAATTATCGAAAACTATGATCGTAAAGAAGAAACAACGGAAAATGTTATTGGAGATACTACCCGAAGTAACAAGGGAACGGCAGAAACAACGACTGATACAACGTCTATTACTGATCGGTCAAAAAATAGTTCCAATATAAATAGTGTCAGTGCTTATAATGCACAAGACTTTAGCAATAAAGACAAAGCTGTGCTAGAATCGAGTGAAAATGACACTGATACTAATAATATGAGGAGTAACGCTTCTGGAACAAGTGAGGATAAGGAAAATGAGAATAGGAAACGAACAGTGTCGACGAGAGCACATGGTAACATTGGAGTAACAACAAGTCAACAGATGATCCGAAGTGAGAGAGAAGACGTTGCAAATTTTAGTTGGTATTATACCGTTGCTATGGATTTTGAAGACGCAATAACGATTCCAGTATATTAAAGGAGGGTAAAATTATGGATTGTTGTAAATGTATGGGTTATCATGAGGATGATTTATCATGGTTGACAAACGAAATGAAAAAAGCATTAGAAAAACTCAAAGTGTTAGATAATATTCCAAAAGAAGTGCAAAAAATAATAGACACTATGGTACAAACTGGACAGTTAGAAGAAATAGTAAGCGGCAACCTGATATATAACCAGTTCAATGGTAAAAGTGTAGCATTTATAGGTGATTCAACAGTATACGGCGACAATACAACAGGGGGGCAGACTGTAACGACTTTACCGAGTGCTTTTGAAGAAAAAACAAACTGTATTCCGTATAATTACGGACGGAATGGAATGACAATCACAGGTAAAGACGGCAATACTCTGTATAATAGAATACAGAATATTAACTTTGATAAAGATTACGTTATTCTATTAGCGTCTTATAATGATTGGAATACTTGTGCCCCAATTGGTGAAGTTATCGGTGTAGAAAGCTATGGCTTTTTCAAAAATGCATTATATTATAACTTACTCGCTATTATTAATAAGTGTCCAGAAACAACGAGAATATATGTATGTACAATGTTACCAAGTGGGCAAAGCGTTTCTGGAATACCTAACGAAAACAATGTATATTGCGAAAGTTATGTAAAAGCTATGGAAGAGGTATGTTATAAATTGCATATACCAGTAATTAACTTATTTAATTCAGTACCTATTAATAAAAACAACTTTCAAAAACTTTTCTATGATATGACTCATCCTAAAGCGGCAACATACAAAATGATTGCTGATTCTATGCTCTATGCAATAGGAAGTGGGGAAGTGTGGAACAATAATAACGAAAGAGGATACAACCTTATTAACTTTGGCGATTTCGTTAGTGTGAATAGTTCCATATCAAACGGCGGTATCTCTTTAAAATTTGAGGGTGAAAAGCAAAATGCACTTAGCAGAGTACTTTATAATATGGGAAAGGGTGTATATAGTGTCGGTATGACGGTATGGAATGAGGACACCAAAAAACATAATATACAGATTAAAATCGGCGAAGAAATATTAATAGATCAAACGGTATTGAACGGAAAGAACTATATTCAGAATGAAGTACGTCTGACGGAAAATCACTACAATGAAAGCATTAATATTCTATGCACTGATATGACGACTTCATCCCCAAAAATAGAAATCGCTGACCCGTTTATCGTAAAAGGCGGGAGTGTAAAATACCATGCCGAGATACCAAACAAACAAAATGGAACTATGCTAAAAGGAAAAGGATCCGTAAAGTATGTAACAATGGGTAACTACATGACGTTGATAGGAGACTACACAACAACTGAACAGGTCAACAGCGGAGATACAATAAGTAATATCAGATGCGGCAAAAGTGATATTGCGACTCAAAGAAAGTTTATCAAAGCATATAATCTTGATAACCAAGATGAATATATCGTAGAAGTCACGACTGAAAAGCTTATTATGCGGAGTCCCATTCCGGCTAGAAATCATATAGTATTTCAAGAGACTTTTCTACCATAATAAATAAGAGGGTTTATGCCCTCTTTATTTGTATAAACAGAAATATAAATCCAGTATTAAACGTTTCAATTTTATAAAATAATCTAGTTGTTCTTTTGTACATTTACCTAATCTATACAATTTGAACATTTTTTTCGTTATAGCTTCCCATGGCGTCCGAGCAATCATATTCGCCTATATTCTCTGCAATGTATTTAGTTATTTCTAAAATCCTTTCAGCTTCTTTCATACTCTTACCTCTCTTTCATTTGATACGATCATTATACCACCACCCGCCACCAATGTCCACCATTACCCACAATG